GCGAAATCGACCTGGACCAGGAAGCCGCCGCCGGTCGGATCGACCTCGCCGGCGCCGGTCGGCGCGCGCACCAGGCGCCGATCGGTGTCCGCCCCCTTGCTCATGTAGTGCCGGAAAACGCCCTGGAGCTGCTCGCCGAGGCCGCGGAACTGGCTGCCGGCGCTCGGGGTGAAATCCAGGCCCTTGCGTGCCAGGCTCAGATAGTCATCGAACCCGCGCAGCTTGCCGCGGCGAGGGTCCATGCCCCTGATCTGCGACAGGGTGCGCTGGGAGGGGTTGATCTCCGACACGTTGTCGGTCGCCGGCGTCCCGCCGATCGGCTGGGCCAGCTTGGCAGCGAATTTCTCGGCCCGCTCCAGCTCGGCGATGTGTTGCTCCAGTTGCCCGACCTCCAGCTCCTTGGCCGCGAAATCGGGTGTGCCGGCCAGGGCCGGCAGCGCATCAACCGCTGCGCCCAGGGCGCGGCGGAGCGACAGCAGTGTGCTCATTGCGTAATTGTTTCCATTGAAAACGGCGGCGGCCCGGTGCGCGCCGCGGACTCGTGCCGGGGTCAGGTCTTGGGGTGTTTGGCTCGCAGCGCCGCGGCACGCCGCAACTGCGACGCCTTGTCGGCCGGCGGCGTCGGGTCGGTATCGGACGGCTGGGTGGCGTCGGGGTCAGCGTCGGGGTCGGTGTCCAGCGCATCCACGACGCCATCGAGCAGGCTCAGGGCCTTGGTGTGCTGGGTCGCCGCCTCGGCCATGAAAGCCTTCGACGTGCGCAGGCACTTATGCGCGACGCGGATTGCGTCCTCGTGCGCCAGGGGCAGATCGTCGTTGCCCGGATATTCCGCGGTTCCAGCCTTGCCATGCCCGATCAGCCGGCGCAGCGCGGCGGCGAATCGCTTGTCGTCGTCAACCGCGTTGGGGTCGACGCCGGCGTGGATGGCGCACTCCGAGGGATCGGTCATGCCGCACTCGTCTTCGGACTTGCGGCCGCAGGTGGCGACCAGCGCGCCGCCGGCGGCCGGATCAGTTTCGTTCGCGCCGCCGCTGCGGGTGCCCGGAGGCGACCCCGAGCGAGGTTTGCCGTGGACATTCATAGGCGGTTCCTTTGCTGCAATGCGTAGGCGTTCCAATTCCTTGCGCGGCAGGATCACCTTGCCGCCGCCGTCGAGCGTGCGCTCGGCCCACTCCATCACCGGGCGGGTATCGATGCCCTTGCGGCGGGCCTCGGCCAGCGCGTTCGGGTTTGCCGGGACCGGGCAAACGCTGATCTCAAGCAGGCTCTGCTCCAGGAAGTTGATCCCCCACGGGCGGGCGGGATCGTCCTGCACGAAAAGGTGCTTGATCGGCAGAAAGCCGACACTCACCGCGCGCAGGAACTTGCCGAGCAGCAGCCGGTAGATCGTGTCGGCGAATGGGTAGGTTTCCGGCGGCGCGAACGCGATATCGCCAAGCAGCCGGTCGATCTCGATGCCGACATTGCTCGCGCTGCCGATCGGCGGCGCCGAGCTGTCGTGTGCCCACAGCGCGACCGGATTCCGCTCGAAATTCGTTACATCCCAACCGGCGGCGACGATCGTGTCGCCCATCAAGTCAACGCTCTCGTCGGAGAAGCAAAACCGCAGCGTCCGCTCCGCCCCATCGACCGCGACCGGCGGCTCGGTGCCAACCCGGTAGACGCCGCCCGACGGGACGCGGCTCGCCCGCAGTTCCTTGCGGAACTGGTCGATGCTGATCAGATTCGTCAAAGCCCTTGCCTCCTCAGACAACCAGCAGCCCGCGTCCGTCGCCATAGAGGCCGTTTTGTTCCGCCTGCGACCGTCCCACCGCCATGATCACGGCGACGATGGGGTCGATGCGCTCGATCGAGCGTTCCTTGTCCGGCTTCACGTTCCCGGCCGGGTCGGTGCGGACAGAGACGTTCGATGCACACCAATCGGCCACCGGATCGGCGCCGTGCTGCAGCTCGCGGGCGAGCAGCTTGCGCATGAACTCGGCCGCCGCCGGCCCCATGCTGAGAAAGCCCTGTCCGAACTCCACCAGCGTCATGCCCTCGTCCGCCAGGTTGCGGATGATCTCGCCGGCGAATGTGCGGTCGAACGCCAGCTCCACGATGTCGTAGATCGCGGCGAGGTCGAGGATCGCCTTCTCGACAAACTTGAAATCCGTGGTGTTGCCCTCGGTGGCGACCAGGTGCCCCTGATCGCGCCACACCTCGTAGGGCGCGCGATCGCGCTTGGACCGGACCTCGATATCGTCCCCCGGACACCAGTGGCGCCAAAGCACTTTCCAGCGTTCGCCGGGCTCGGCCGGCGGGAACAGCAGCGCCAGCGACGTCAGGTCGTTGATCCGCGCCAGGTCGAGGGCGGCAAAGCACCGGCGCCCGCGCAGCGCCTCGGCGTCGATCACGTCGGCGCCCTTCCCCCACACGTCCAGCGGGATCCAGCGCAGGACCTGATTCGTCCATTCATTCAGCCTAAGCCGCCGGATGGAGTTCTGCCGGGCCGGCATCTCCATGGCGAGCGCGACCTCGGCGCGGAGGTCCTCGATCTTGAGGACCGTGCCGAGCGAGGGGTTGGCCTTGCGCCACGCCAGCTCGTCCTGCCAGTCGTCGCCGGCGTCCGCCGTGGCGATATAGGCGAACCACCGATCGGCGGTGACCGCGGGGATGACGCCCTCGAGGACTTTGGTCGAGAAATCCCAGTGCTGATAGCAGATCGAGGTGCGGCTCACGCCGGCGGTCGTCGTCTCGTACATCAGCGGCTGCTCGCGCGCGCCCATCCCGGTGTCGAGTTTCTCGATCACGTCGGCGTTTGGATGTTCGTGCAATTCATCGACCAGGGCGACGAACACGTTCAAGCCGTCCATCTTCGAGGCGTCCGACGACAGCGGTCGAAACCATGAGGAGGTCGGAAGCACGGCGAGGTTGTTCGTGGTCTTCGTGATCCGTCGGCGCAGGGCGGGCGAGCCGGCCCGCATCCGCTCGGCCTCCGAGAACACGATGCGGGCCTGTTCGCGCGTAGTAGCGGCCGAATATATCTCGGCACCGGGCTCGGCTTCGTCTATTAACGCCTTGAGACCTATCCCCGCTTCTAAAGAACTCTTTCCGTTCTTCCTCCCTGTCGAAACGAATGCTGTGCGAAACCTCCTGATCTTGCCCAGCTTCCAGCCAAATATCGAGCCGACAACGAACTTTTCCCAGTCAAGGAGATCGAATGGGCGGCCGGCATACTGACCTTTGCTGTGCCGCAACACAGCGGGGAAGAAATCGATCGCGCGCTGCGCCGTCGCGCGGTCCCAGCGCAGCCCGCGCGCTGGACCGTCAGCCAGGTCGCGCAGGTGCCGCTCGCAGGCGAGGCGAACCAGACGGCCGGTGACCAGCTCGTTCCTGACGACCGCCAGCGCATACGCCTCGACGGGATCGGTCGGCGCGGGCTTCGCCGGTGGCTTACGCCGAGCCACGTAGGAAGGCTTCGGCGGGGTCCGTCTCGCCGTCAGGCGGGTTTGCCTTGATACGCGAGCGCGCGGACCCCGAAAGGCCGATCTGCTCCGCCATCTGGCGCATCTGATTGAGCGCCTTGTTCGACGCCGAAAAATAGGGGGAAAACATCGGATATCCGCTCGGGGCCAGAATGATCAGCCCCTCGGTTTCGAGCTTCTGCTCGCAGTCGAGCCACCGAGCCCACGCTTGGCAGTAGGCGGCGACGACGGCTCGATCGAGCTTGGCGATCAGGCCGACCTCCGCCAGCAGCGGGGTGACCCGGTTCCACTCATCCAGCGCCGCGCCCTTCAGGATCTCCGGCGGCTCCGGGATCACTGCCGGCGGCTTCGCCTCCTGGTCGTTGAGCGGGCGCCTGCCCGGGTTGCCCGTGACTAGCTTGACGACGGAAGCGATTGGTTTGCGCCCTCGCACGGGCATCCTCCTTCATCCTGCCATCCGCGCGGTTGTTCGGGCGCCGGCGCGCTGCTCGCCGAACGCCGGGGGAGGCCCGCGGGAATTACTGGCTTTCGTGGTCGCCCGGCCGGGCGCGCCGTTTTGGCGTTGCCGCGGCCTTTAGGCCGAGCTCGATGAGTCTGCGCGCCGCTTCGGCGCGCGGAGGAAGATCGTGCTGCGTTCGGCGCCACCCGTCGATTTCATCGCTCAACTCAGGCGGCAGGCGCAGCTCAAATCGGGTCGGCTTCCGCTCCACGGCAAAATAATACGGCGGATACGGCGAATACGTCAACTACGTCCTTGACATGGCTACGGCGCCTACGGTAGATACGTAGCTTATGGCCCGAGTGCCGGAAGCACGCGGGCCGCCCCCCAATCACGGAGCGACCCATGCCCACGCCTGAAATCGTGTCCGTGACAGCCGGCAAACGTGTGGGCGCCCGCGACCCGCAATCCGCTGCGCTGATGCTGTTGCGTGAGATCGCCCGTAGAGCCGCCGAAGGGGGCGCCGACCCCTCAGCAGTCGTGCGTCCCGACCACGAGCTGCTCGGCCTGTGCGACCAGATCGTCATGCTGCGCCGCCAGGCGGAAGAGGCACTCGAAGCGCTGCGCGCGGCCCCGTTCCGTTCGCAAGAATCCCGCGACGCCAGCGACAGCGTGAAGCGTATCGCTAGGGCGCTGCGCCGGCCGGTGCTTCGCGTCGGGACACTCCGTGCCACCTCGGCTGTCGGCCTTTATGCGAAGGCAGTTGCCGTCAGCAAAGCGGGCGCCTGCGCCGCCAAGCTCGGCAGATCCTTGGCGTTCGACTTGCTCGCCTGCATCGAATTGCGGGCGGTACTTTGGCCGGCGGTGCCCGGTGCCGGCAACAGCGAACTATCGACAGGAGAACCACGATGATCCGCTACCGCGTGACGCGTTTCGTGACATGTGCCGTCGCAATCCTGCTCGGCGCGGCCT